GTAACTGCTAATGACCATCCAGCAATTGCATCACCTGCTGGCGTAAATCTTACTTCTGCATCTTTACCTACACGACCTACTGCGTTAAATACGTTCATTATTTTGCTCCTGCGTAATCTTTAATTGATCTACGAACTTTGCTATCTAGCAATGTCCACATAAATACTCGTTCTTCACTATTTAAACCTGTGTAAATCTGATGTGCTTCTGCAATATCACCATCAGCATGAGCTGCAATAGCTTCTATGGCCAAATCACGAATAAACTGTTTGTCTTCTTCTGACAATGTTTCACCAGCTCCATCGGTTGCTTTAATTACACTAGCTTTAGGTGTTTGCACTTTATCTTCCTCTGGCAAATCTTCACCAGCATAAATGTATAAGCCTAAACCATGCAATGCGATACCTTTTACTAAACATCTTTGCATTGCTGTATTAACTGCGTAAGCATCTGGATTAACGATAGCTTTGTTTCTGTAATCCATCACAGGTAATTGCGCTGTGAGCTTTTTCCCAAACGCTGTGACTGTGCAAAATATCATTGCTGTACCGCTAATTGATGAATATGGAACTGTGTTGTCGTTACCATTAGCATCTTTAACATTAAACAACATATATTCCCATGATGCTGATGGATCTTGCATTAATAACTGATCTACAGCCCACGCCCATGACAAGTAAGAAAGATTGTTTTTTTTCTCAATCTTGCTATTGACATTTATATCTCTTAACTTTTGAAAATTACTCATACTTCATCTCCTCAAAATGATTTTCGTCACAACAGCTTAAACTGTCACCCTTTGGTTCTCCACAATAAACACATCCAACATAAACTTCTTTTTCATCTTGCTGTTTTAATTGATCCATCACTTGTGCTTGAAACATTGCTTGGCTCATTCGTTTCTCCCATCAACAATATCATTAGCAGCTTCATACATAGACTGCATTAATGATCTAGTGAATATCATTAAGTCATGGTCAGCTTGATTGCATATATTAGATTTTGTATTGTGCATCCTAGTGCAATATGCTTTAAACATTGCTCTTAATGTTGCTCTAGCTTGAGCTGCATCTACATATTCCATTTCCAACAAATCCCATACACAATCACCTTCATTAGCCAAATCTTCAATTTCGTTTTGGCGAGCTTCGTCTACCATATAAATGTCGTATGTCATGTTATTTCCAATCAAAGTATTTTGCTAAAACTTCGCCAATAATAAAGATGGCGCAAACAATAATGCCACCCAACGTTAAAATAATAAGATTATCAATCATTTAAATATCTCCCATCATTGATTCAAGTTTAATTTGTGCATCGTATTCAGCTTTTAATGATTCTTGGTTGTAATCACGTTTAACTGATATAAATGGTTTAAGGTCTTTTGCTTCTTCAACTTCATCCATACGAAGGTAAGCAGCTAACTCATCATGAGTCATGCCGTTAATTAGATTTAATACTGCGTTTAAGTTGTTAATCATTTTGACTCTCCAATCAAGTTAATTAGTTACTACAGTTCCTATTCTACAGACATAAAAAACAAATGCAATACTTTTATTCAAATAAATTAAAAATAATTTGCTTGAAACAAAATACTTGCATCAATATTAATTTAGATGTTATAGTTAGTCAACAACTAAAGGAGATTTAAATGGAAACAAAGATTAAATATGTTGAGCAAAAGCTAACTAGCGGATTGTTTAACATAAAGATGTTATGTATAGCTACTGGAATTAGTCATCCAACAATTAAAAAAATTGAATTGGGTCAAGGAGATAAGGTTAGGCCATACATAATTGATGCACTTTATAATTTTTTTATGAATGTTGGTGAGTAATATGGAATGGTTTAAACATGATGCAAACGCTAATTTAGATGAAAAGCTGCAAGAAGTGTTATTGGATTATGGTTTAGAAGGTTATGGGTTGTATTGGTATTGTATAGAGTTAATTGTTGGCAAAGTATCAGCCGATAACATTACGTTTGAGTTAAAACATGATGCACGGGTAATTGCTCGTAATACAGGATCAACAGTTCAAAAAGTTGAAGAGATGATGAAACGATTTGTGGATGTTGGTTTATTTGAAAACACAGATGGTGGGATTACTTGTTTAAAGGTTGCTCGTAGATTAATGACCAGCGCAACCAGTAACCCCAAGATGCGTAGCTTAATTCAAGATATAAAAACTAATTACAAGATACATCCTGATACGGCAATAGACAGTATTGGACAATCATCGTCATGTCATCGTCATGACGGCATCATGCAAGAAGAGAATAGAATAGAAGAGATTAGAACAGATAAGAAAAAACCTTCTCCTGGAGAAGTTTGTTTGGCCATTAAAAAAAATGGGATTATTGATGTCAGTCCGTCACATCCTACTTTATTAAAATTAATTGAGGCTGGTGCTACTGTAGATAACTTTGTTGATGCAGCTAAAGTTTGTAATGTAAAAAAGTTTGCATACTTGTTAAAGGTTATAGAAACACAATTGAAAAATGCGAGTGAGTTAAATATTAAAAGCGCAACCATTAATAAAGCAAAACCTTATAAACACGACACAATGGCAGCAGCTCAATCAATATTTAAAAACTCTAGTGGTATTTCTTATTTTGAAAACAAAGAGATAGAGGTGAAATATGAAGAATAAACTTCCAGATGAATGGATTGATCGTATATTTATGCGTTTACATGGCCGTTTTGGTAATAATTTTACAGACAAGTTTAAATTGGGTCAGATTATAGATGGTATGGACATTGGTATAGCTAATGCTAAACAGGTTTGGGCCGAAGAGTTAGCTGGAATATCTGGGGATAGAATTAAAGTGGCCCTAGAACATAATTACGAATATGCCCCATCATGTGATCAATTTAAGGCGCAATGTAAATCATCCGCAGAATCACATAAAGACTTTGTAGCTATTGGAAAAAAGTTTACACAAGAACAAAAAGAAGAGAATCATCGTAAGTTGCAAGAAGTATTATCTAAACTTAATTTAAAAAGGATCGCATAATGGATGCAATCACAGGCACTAGAAGACAGATGAAAGAGATGGCGGATGGCACAATTCGTGTCACAGTTGATATAGATATGCAGTTTAAAGATGTGTTTCTCACAAATTTTCCTATTGATACAGCCATTGCAATAGTGCGTATGACACAAGAAGCATCTGCAAGACAAATGCGAACTAACATTGTCAGCCAAGAAAACAGAATGAACGGCCTGGGACTATTAGCGGTTCGTTGGTGTAAAGAAACAATGTTTTGGGAATGGCTAGAAGATAATTTTGGTGAAGACATTGATTCTGAAGAAGCAGCATCTGATGCTATCAAAGCTATTTGTAATATTGAAACTCGTAAAGAACTTAACACTAACGTTCCAGCAGCAGAGTTTTTTAACAAACACATTCGTATTCCATACATGAACTTTATTGAAGAATTAAAAGATGCTTAAATTTAAAAAATGGGGCGAATACGCATTAATTAGCGATTGTGGTAAATATTCAATTGCAAAGTCTGGCCCAGCAGATGATTATTTGTACCAGGTATTTAGATTGACTGGTTATAATAAAAAAACCGATTCACACAGATCACATAATCTATTAACGTTTAGATCATCTGTAGAAGCTAAAATGTATATCATGGAACTGGAAAAAATTAATGCTCAAGAAAATCAAGCATAAACGTTGCAGAATATGCAAAGAAACATTTGAACCAATTAACACCACGCAGGTCGTGTGTGGTTTTGCTTGTGCTGTTGCAATGGCTACTCAACAACGTGAAGCTAAACAACGTAAAGAATACAAAGCAATTAAAGAAAAGCTCAAGACAAAAGGGGATTGGTTGCGAGAAGCTCAAATTATATTTAATCGTTGGATTAGATTAAGAGATGAAGGTGAGCCATGTATCAGTTGTCAAAAACCAATGCACAAAAAAATAAACGCAGGTCATTACAGATCAGTTGGTGCTTGTCCAGAGATGCGATTTAATGAATTAAATGTTCACGCACAATGTGAGCATTGCAACTCATTCTTGTCTGGCAATATTATTAAATATCGTCAATCATTAATCAATAAAATAGGGTTGCAGCAGGTATTATGGATTGAAGGGCCACACCCAGCATTACATTTGACAGTTGATCAAATTATTGAACTAAAGAAAGAATATTCTGCTAAAATAAAATCTCACAAGCTATAGATTGTGATTTATAATTTATATTAATTTGCAAATTAAAAGGAAATATCATGGGTATGGAAGATACAAAGCCTGCTAAAGGCATGAGTGGCGAAAAGCTACCAAAAGGTGTGAACGCATCTGATACAACAGGCGAACGCAAAATGAAACTAACTGGTGGCGTTGCAATGGGTAAAGCCGATGCTATGGGTTTACGCCCATTAAGTCATGCTGGTAAGTTTGATGGTCAGCTTGGCGAATGTAAAGGTGGCGCAAGCGAGAAAGTTGTTTACGATCACAAGCGTGTTGCTCACGATCAAGACAAATAAAAAACAAACCCTAGTCTGGTGGAGAGGCCAGCTAGGGTTCTAATCACACAATGGGGAGAACATTGAATGACTGATATGAATACTAAACAAAATTGTGCAAGTTGTAAATTCTTTATTTCTGGTGGCATTTTAGGTGAATGTCATAGATTCCCTCAAGCTATCAATAAGCACGACAATGACTGGTGTGGCGAATACACACTTTTCCCTATTTCAGTTGATGATTTAATTTACGCTAATGACGAAATTAAAAACATCTATGATGCAATTCAGATAGATGAACCACCAGTAAGAAAACCAGGCAGACCCAAAAAATCAATTTAAGGATATATCATGACAACATTAAAACAAATAATTCAAGCTAAATTAGACATTGCTAACGCACAAGTGGCTAATCTAGAATCATCTTTAGCAGCAGCAGAAGCAACATTTACTGATTGGGTAGATGCTGATGTAGACGCTATCAAATCAAAAGCAGATGCTCTAGTTTTAGAAGTGGCAAAGTACGCATAAATGATTAAACCATTAGGCGATAAGATATTAGTTAAGCCTATTCCTCGTGTTAAAAGCTCTATCATTGAAGTCATAATGGAAGAGGCCGATAACATGGGGACTGTCATTGCAGTTGGACCAGGCAGAAAAATTGACAACTCTAAACGTGAAGATATGCCAGTAAAGGTGGGTCAGTTCGTACGCTTTGGCACAATGGGTAGAGATTCAAAAGAAGAATATTTAAAATATCAAGAGTGTTTTATTAATAACGAAAGACATTTAGTCATGTCATGGCAGGATGTAGTTTTCGTACAAGATGACACAGCTAATTAAAATAGTGATGTCATATGAAGCGGAAAAGGATGAAGATTCTTTCACGCTTGCTATCGCTACAGTAGATTATGATGGATACATTGAACTAACATCATTTATTGAAGACGAAACGATCCTAGTCAATACATTGCATGAGGCAGCAGATTTTATTAACGACAGCATAGACGAAAAGGGAATATTTGTATGCCATTGAAACCAGGTAAAAGCAAAAAAGCGTTTGAAGAAAACATTAAGACAGAAATTAAAGCAGGCAAGCCACCAAAGCAAAGCGTTGCTATAGCTTACGCAGAAAAACGTGAAAGTAAGAAAAAAGGCAATAAATGAGTAAATTTGCTAATAATGGCACATTGAGTCCGCAAAAGAAACTTGTACAATCACGTTATGATGCAAAAAAGAAATATGGTCTTACATTAGAAAAAGCAAAAGAATTGCGAAAAACACCATGTGAAATATGTGGGATTAATGCAAACAAAATGTGTATTGATCATAAAATAGCAGGAACTTACAGAGGCGTTCTTTGCCAACAATGTAATGTAAGGCTTGGATGGCTTGAAAAGAATTTAGATGTCATATTAAAATATAAAGATAAGCCACCACAAAATAAAAAGGATGAATAATGAGCATTAAGCTAGAACTAGAAGTTGCTGATGTAGAACTAGTGTTAAAGCATTTAGCTGCTGGCGCATTTATTGAAGTGTCCCCTGCTATCTGTAAGATTCGTGATCAAGCACTTGCACAAATCAATCAGCCTACTGAAGAAGTGGCCCAAGAAGTTACACCTGTAGAAATAACAACTGCTTAAAAATCAATCAGATGTCAACTGAATTAGACAGGAACGAAAAAATTGCCGAGAGTATGAAGGGCAATAAGAACGCAGCTAAAGGAAAGTTGTTTTATGATGCTTTGCGTAAAGTATTGACACAAAATCCACAGAAGCTGACTGACATTGCTGAAGGATTGATTGAAGCTGCAATAGCTAGAGAGCCGTGGGCCGTTAAAGAGCTGATGGATCGTGTGGATGGTAAAGCAATACAGTTTCAAGAGATTACTGGCGCAGATGGTGAGCCACTTGTCACATCTATTTCTGTAAACTTTGTAAAGCCAAAAGAAACGAATGTTTGAGCAAGACCCATCCAAAGTTTGGGCAGACTTTCCAGATAAACTAAATGTGTTGTTTGATCCTGTAGAGTGTAGATACCGCATACTATATGGTGGTCGTGGTGGTGCAAAGTCATGGGGCATCGCTAGAGCATTATTGATTAAAGGTGCAAAAAATGCATTGCGTGTATTATGCGCCCGAGAGTTTATGACATCTATGAAAGATTCTGTTCACAAGCTATTGTGCGATCAGATTATAGAGTTGGGCCTTATATCATTTTATGAGATTACACAGGCCAGTATCAGAGGGAAGAACGGCACAGAGTTTAGCTTTGTTGGCCTAAAGAACAATACTGCCAACGTAAAGTCATTTGAGGGTGTTGACATCTGTTGGGTAGAAGAGGCCCAGACTGTTAGCTCACGATCATGGAATATCTTAATTCCAACCATCCGTAAAGAAAAGTCAGAGATATGGGTATCATTTAACCCAGAGCTAGAAGGTGATGATACTTACCAACGCTTTGTAGCTTATCCACCAGAGAACGCAGTTGTACAAAAGATTAACTGGTCAGACAATCCCTGGTTCCCCGAAACGCTACGACAAGAAAAAGATGCGCTAAAGGCCAGAGATATAGAAGCATATAACACAGTCTGGGAAGGTGTATGCCGAATGACTGTGGATGGTGCTATCTTTGCTAAAGAGATGCAAGCTGCTGAAGGCACAGGTCGTATCACTAACGTGCCGTATGATGCAACAAAGCCTGTACACGCTGTGTTTGACTTGGGTTGGGCTGACATGACTGCGATATGGTTCGTGCAGTTCATAGGCATGGAAACAAGGCTCATTAACTATATGCAGGATAGTCAAAAGACGATCACACACTATCTAGCGGAAATGCAAAAATTAGGCTATATTTATGATACACTACATCTACCACATGATGCCGAAAGTAAAACGATTGGGTCTAATGGCAGAAGTATTGAAGAGATTGTACGCAATGCTGGTTATAAGACTAATGTATTGCCGAGAGTTCCTGTTGCAGATTCTATTAACGCTGCAAGAACAATCTTTACTAGCTGTTACTTTGACAGAACAAATTGCGAGGAAGGATTACAATGTCTGCGTCATTATCGTTATGATGTTGACCCAGACACTAAAATGTTCTCCCGTACTCCACTACATGACATTTATTCTCATGGTGCGGATGCTTTTCGTTACATTGGGCTGATGATACAAGATACTAAAGAACGTAAGAAACCAAGACCACAAAACAATTATGGCGCAAGCTGGATGGGCTAACAATGGCTAAAAAGACAACAATATCTAATGACTACGATAAACGTATAGAGGATGCTAAACAGTTCCTCAAGTTTGCTAATGATGCTGACTCAAACAATCGTAGCGAGGCCCTAGAAGATTTAAAGTTTGCTGCTGGTGATCAATGGCCTGTAGAGATTCAAAACTCACGCACATTAGAAGCTAGGCCATGTCTTACCATCAATAAAGTTGATGCTTACTGTAGACAGATAGCCAATCAACAACGCCAACAACGCCCACGCATGAAAGCGCATGGCATGAACACAGAGGCCGATGCTCACATGGCTGATGTTATCTCTGGAATATTTAGACACATTGAGGTGCAATCTGATGCCGATGCTGCTTATGATACCGCTTTTGATTTTGCTGTTCGTATGGGTTGGGGTTATTTCCGCATCACTACTGACTATTGTAAAAATGACTCGTTTGACCAAGAGATTTATATTAAGCCCGTTGATAATCCGTTTACAGTTTATTTTGACCCTAATTCAACGATGCCTGATGGCTCTGATGCGGAGAAAGTCTTAATCACGACAGTAATGAGCAAAGAAGCGTTCCGTAAGCAATATCCAAACGCTGATGATGGCACAGGATTTATTCAACGTGGTACAGGTGACACTAACGCAGAATGGGTGATGAAAGAAGACATCCGCATCGCTGAATACTTTTATGTAGAACGTGAAGCTGCAACACTTGTCATGTTGTCTGATGGCACTACAGCGTATCAGGATGAAATTACAGACGAAATTAAACTGGCAATGGAAGAGCAGGGCATTACTATTGCTGACAAACGGCCATCAGTTCGTAAAGTTGTGAAGTGGGTTAAGTTGACAGGCATTGAGATATTAGAAGAGTCAACATGGGCTGGTAAGTATATCCCGATTATTCCTGTGTATGGTCAGATGCTAACAGTTGAGAACAAGCGTAAGAAGTTTGGCCTGGTGCGTATGGCTAAAGACCCACAACGTATGTATAACTTCTGGACAACTTCTATCACAGAGTCAGTTGCACTAGCACCAAAAGCTAAATGGTTGCTTGCAGAAGGGCAGGATGAAGGCCACGAGAATGAATGGGCTATGGCTAACATTAAGTCAATGCCAGTTCTGCGCTATAAACAAACAGACATTGATGGCAGACCAGCTCCAGCTCCAACACGATTACAACCAGAACCGCCACCAACAGGCATTATGGCTGCTGCTGCTGGCATTACATCAGACTTACAACAAGTAGTAGGTATATTTGATCCTAGTCAGCTACCTACAGGCAACATCTCTGGTAAAGCATTGCAAGGTCAGCAACAACAAATTGACATGACCAACTTCCATTACTATGACAACTTGACTCGTTCAATCCGTCAATGTGGTCGTGTGATATTAGACTTAATTCCAAAGATTTACGACAGAGAACGTGTGTTACGCATTATTGGTGACGATGGCAAACCAGAGCTATTGACAATCAATCGTTATGGCCCAGATGAAGAGGGCGTGAACAGAGTATTAAACGATGTAACTATTGGTGAGTATGATGTCGTGATGGAAACTGGCCCAGGCTACAACAGTAAACGTTCAGAAGCTGTAGATTCTATGATGGCTGTTATTGCTGCCGATCCTAGTTTGATGCCACAGATTGGTGACTTGGTGTTCCGTAACATGGACTTCCCTGGTGCTGAAACTATTGCAGACCGATTGGCTGTAAACAATCCATTGGCCCAGATTGACGATAAATCTAAAATCCCGCCACAAATTCAGATGCAACTTAAACAACAAGCTGCACAGTTGCAACAAGCACAACAAACTATCCAGCAACTGCAAGTTATTATTAAAGATCGTACAGACACGCAAGAAGTTAAAGAGCAACACGCAGACAAGCGTAAACTTATGGAAGTTACTGCTAAAGCACATGACATTGAGTTGCGTGATGCTGAACGTAGGCATGATACAGAACTACGCACACACACCCAGGCGCATGATACAATTATCAAAACTGAAACTCAAAAAGAAATTGAACATATTAAAGGGCAGTTTGCGTTATTATTAGCACAAATTGATGCTGCTGCTAGGCGTGGAGCTGCACAAGAAACTGAAGAAAGGGCCATATAATGGCGATTAAAGTAGTTACAAGCGAAAACAAAAGTTTACATGATCGTGATGAAATGATTAAACGTGGCCAATTAGAGAAATCTAACGCACAGCCTAATATTAATACACTTAAAACAGCGTTTGATGAAGCTATTGCACATCACACATCATTGCCTCGTGGCGAAAGAGTAGCAAACTCTAGAAACGCCAGGGAAGTTGTTGGTCAACACGTTGGAAGAAACAAATCTGGTAACCCTATTGATTTGTTAGGTAAAAATAAAAAGTTATTAAAAGCTGAAAAGGGTGGAGAAAATGCCATTACTTTGGAAGATGGTAGTGGAATAGAAACTACTGGTTTATCATTATCTCCAGCTCATGAAGAAGGTAAATTTAATACTTGTCCAAATTCAAAATCATGCAAAAAAGAATGTTTAGGTAAAACATCTGGTGGTTATTTTTTTGGCGGTGGAGGTAAAGATTTAGATGCTATAAAGGGCACACGATTAAATGGTTACAATAAAACACAAGCATTATTGCGTAATCCTAAAGAGTTTGCTGTACGTTTACATGATGAGATCCAGGCTGCTAAAACAATGGCCGATGTAAACGGAAATCATCTTGGTATAAGATTAAACACATTAAGCGACATTCATCCTAAAGTTTTTGAGTCATTAATGAAAGCACACCCAGATGTGACTTTTTATGACTACACTAAAAATAACACCAAGCCAATTGCTCCCAATCATCATTTAACTTACTCTTCAACTGGTGTTACACAACCAGCAGGTAAAAATAACGTTGAAGAACACATTGAAAATGAACATCAAAACTGGCATTCAATGCGAAACAAATTAGATCAGGGCCATAACGTTGCAATGGCTTTTAGTCATGGGAAAGAGTTGCCATCTCATGTTCATGATGAAGAAACAAATACACATTATAATGTTGTTAGTGGCGATACTCATGATTTTAGGCCATTAGACACACAGCCTAAAGGCTCTAAAGGCGTTATTGTTGGGTTAACTAGAAAAGCTGCAACTCATAAAGATAGAACAGCAGCTAAAGATTCAAACGGATTTTTTGTTCATTACGATCCACAATACAAAAAAGATGGTACTAAACAAGCTAGAGATGAAAATGGCAATCCAATTGCTCAAAACAAGATTGTAAGTATTGCTAAACAAAAACGTGGTCAAATTAACGTTGACAACGATGGTCAAAAATTAGGAGATTAAGATGGAAGATACAGGTTT